CGGGGCCGCTTATTGGGCCGCCACTGCCCAATTTCGTACGGCACGGTATATTCCACGACCCACTATCGTCGTTAATGGTATCTTTCCATGGCGTCCTTGATCGCAGCGTCGGGCATCTACCGAATAGCGGTTGCGCGCGGGAACGACATACCGTTTCACTATATTGGTCAAGCTACTTGTCTCGGTAAGAGATATTCCCATCATTTGCGCTTTCTAAAATCCGGTCGACACAAGAATATCATTCTGCAAAGAGCGTTCGATAAATACGGCGACAAGTCTATCTCATTCGAAATCTTAATTGTTTGCTCGCAAGAGATGCTGACATGCTACGAGCAGATGGTTCTAGATTATGAAATCAATCGAATTGGTTCGGCTCAGGTTTTGAATATTTGTCGCGAATGCACAACATCTAGGATTGGATTAACTACGTCATCTGAAACGCGGGCAAAAATGTCAGCTGCTGCTTTAGGAAAGGTCCGCTCAGAAGAAACTAGAGCGAAGATTTCTGCTGCGAAAAGAGGACGGAAGCCGTCTCCGCGCCATGTCGCTCATCTTAAGAGACTGGCTGATAATAATACTGGTAGGTCCCCGCCAGAGCACGTTCATGCCGCCGCACGCGCCGCAAAGCTTGGAACGAAAAAATCAGCCGAGGAACTTGCGCGCAGGCAGGCAACTAGACGTGCCAATGCAGAAGCGCGCGGATATTGGTGTTCTCCTGAATGGAGAACAAAGCAAAGTGCTAGGCTAGATCTACGGCAACGGAATCGATGAGGAGAGTACCAATGGACGTCGACGTTCTTCACCGCCAGGTCGTCGAGTTGCAGAAGTTCAAGGCCCGCTGCGAGCCGATGCTGGCCGAGTTCGAGAAGTACAAGGCGGAAAAGACCGCCGCCGAGGGCGACGGCAAGGACGCCGGGCCGGAGATCTCCGACGAACTCCGCGCCCAGATCTACGCGCCGCTCGGCTCTCAATCCGCGGCGGCTGAGGGCGACGAGGGCGACGACGATCACGAGCATGACGGCGAAGGCACCGATGGCGACGCCGGCAGCGACAGGAAGACGAAGCGGAAGCAGAAGCGCTGATGGCGACGATTCGGGGCGGCGACAAGTTCGAGGCGGCGCTCCGCGACATCGCGGCGAAGATCGCCAAGCCTGCGACGCTCCGGGTCGGGTTCTTGGAAAACGCCAAGTACCCGGACGGGACGCCGGTCGGCCTGGTCGCCGCGATTCAGGAGTTCGGGGCGCCCGCCGTTGGGATTCCGCCGCGTCCATATTTTAGAAACATGGTGGCGGCGAAGTCGAAGGAATGGCCCGAAGCGATCGCGCTGACGCTGCGCGCGAGCGGCCTCGACGCCAAGGTGGCCCTCGAGAAAACCGGTCACGCGATCTCCGGTCAGCTGCGTGAGTCGATCATAAATACAAATACTCCGCCTCTCGCGGCAGCGACGATCGCGCGCAAAGGATTCGCTAAGCCTTTGGTCGACACCGGGCATATGCTAGGAAGCATCGACTTCGAGGTGAAGACCTAACCCCTGGGGGAGACCCGACCGTGATCAAGAAGCGAACGTTAATCTCGGCAGCCGCCGCCATCATCGTCACGGCCTCTCTCGCGTGGGCGGCGAACACGGTCTTCTTCACGAGCAAGGGCGACCTGACGTTCCCCTTCTCGCCTCCGACCTCGTCGGGCACGGCTGGAACGATCGACAACATGACGATCGGCGGCTCGACGCCGCAGGCCGGGACGTTCACGACGGTCACGGCCAACCTGGTGAACGCGACGCTCGGCTCCTACGCCAACAACCCGGCGAGCACGACCTACTACCCTGCCTACACGTTCGCCAACGGCCAGACCCAGCTCCTGTTCGCGCCGACCACCACGGTCTCGTATGCCTACGTGACGTTCGCGAGCGCGCCGAAAGATGGTCAGCAAGCCTGCATTTTCTCGACGCAGACGATCACCGACTTGAGATTGCTGGCGCCCGGTCAGACGATCGCCAGCGCGGTCACGACGCTCTCGGCCAACACGCGCGTCTGCTACCTCTACAGCCTCGCCAACACGACCTGGAACCGGTCGAACTAGTTCCCGGATGGTCCTGACAAGGGACCAGCGGTTGGCGGTCGTCGCTTTCGTGGTGGCGACCGCCTATGTGCCGGGCATGTTTTCCGGGGCGTACATGCCGCGGTGGTGGGCGATCGCGATCCTGCTCCCCCTCGCTTCCGACCTCGACCCGCGCGTGCTCCCGCGCGACGTCGGCTTACTCCTGGCCGGCGGCCTGGCGTGGGCCGCGGCGTCCCTGGCGTGGACGCCCATCCCGGCCGAAGGGGCGATGGATCTTTTGTTCCTGATCCTGCTCGCTCTCGCCCTGGTGGCCGCCGCGGACGCCGAGGACCTTTCCCCGGCGCTGGCCGCGTTCGGCTGGGGGATCGCCGCGTCGTCCGTCCTCGCCGCGCTTCAGTTCGCGGGCGTTCCGACGGGCCTGCCCCACGCCGGTCCCGCCGGCCTATTCATGAACTCCGAGATCCTGGCGGAGACCGCGGCGCCGATCTTCGTTTGGGCGGCGTGGGAACGACGATGGGCCCTGGCCGCCTTCCTGGCCGTCCCGGTCGCCCTTTGCGAATCGAGGGTCGCCATCCTCGCCGTCGCGGCCGGCGCGCTGTGGGCCGCCTCCGTGCCGGCGCGCGTCAAGGCGTTCATCATGGCGGCCGTCGCGCTTCCCGCCGCGGCCACGGTCTTCGCGCTCGGCCTGGGCAAGACCGTCAGCGCCTTCGACCGCGTCCTGCTATGGACGACCGGAGCGCTTCATGTCACGCCGTGGGGGCGCGGTATCGGGTGGTGGCCGGTGGCGTTCCCCGGGCCGATGCAGGAGTACGCGCACAGCGACGCGCTTCAGCTCGTCGTCGAGCTCGGGGTAGGTGGCTTGCTGTTGGCGGCGGTCCCTGCGATGATCTTGCTGAAAGGCAGGAAGGATGACGTCGCTCGCCGCGCCGCTCTCGTCGCGATGCTCGCAGAGGCTGCGATCAGCTTTCCGCTACACGTCCCCGCATCCGGTTTCCTGGCTGCTCTTCTGGCGGGCGGCCTGGTTCTCCCTCGGGATCGCGTTCGCCGCCGCGAACTGGCGGTCGGAGGTGACGCTCTACCAGATGTTCGACGGCCGCTACCATCCGGCGACGGAATGGTTCCTGGCGTCGCTTGATTCTCTCAAGACGTTTCCCTTCGAACGTCACGTCCGGCGCCAGGCGATCGGCGTCCTGCGCGCGTCGGGTGAGCGGATACTCGAAGAGATCGAAAGCAAGGAAAGGGCGGGAAGTCGATGAACCTTCACAACATAGCGTCCGGCGTCATCTCGTCGGTCAATCCTCAGGTCCCCGCGATCGTCCAGGTCAGCACGGGACCGGGAACCACGCAGGCCAGCGGCAAGCGCGTGCCGACCTATGCCGCGCCGCAGACCGTGCCGGCCCAAGTTCAGGCGCTGACCTACAAGGACATCCAGCAGATCGAAGGCCTCAACCTGCAAGGGACGAGGCGGGCGATCTACTTCTACGGCCACGTCGAGGGCCTCGTGCGCGTCAGCAACCGCGGGGGCGATCTCGTGACGCTGCCGGACGGGAGCACGTGGCTCGTGGCCATGGTCCTTGAGACCTGGCCGGACTGGAGCAAGGTCGTCGCCACCATGCAGCTTTCATGACAATGCGATCAGGAATTTACGCGATCACCGCGCCGTCCGGGAGTCAGTACATAGGGTCCGCCATCGACATCAAAGCTCGCTGGCGCCATCATCGCTATCTGCTGCGAAGGCAGAAGCATTTCAATCGAGGTGTGGAGCGCGCCGTCCGAAAATACGGCTTGGAATCGCTATCATTTTCAACGCTGTTGATCTGCGCTCCCGCTGATCTAATCATGTTCGAACAACGCGCGATCGATATCCTCAAGCCGAAATATAATGCATGCAGAACGGCAGGAAGCCAGCTTGGCGTTCGTCATTCGGACCAAACGAAAGCTAAAATCTCGGCCACAAAACGCGGCCAATATCTCGAAAAGCAGAAGCAGAAGCCGATTATATTAAAATCAGAGAATGGAAATCCGCGGCACTTTGATGGATTTGAGTCTAGAGCGAATACTGAGATACGACAGCAGGTCGCGGCGGAGTATGTCGGCGGATCTGGTCTGCTCGATCTCTGTGCAAAATATCATGCAGACCACCGCGCGTTGCGCCGCATCTTAATCGCCGAAGGCGTCGTTATACGATCTCGCGGCCTCACAATCACGCCGTCCGCACGCAAACTTTCCCCCGATGAGATTGGGCGACGACAGGCCACTCGACGAGCAAACGCAGAATCTCGGGGATATTGGTAAAATGTGACGGTCGCGGGGAAAGCGGGACGGTTCGTGAACTCTTTTCAACGGGGGAACTTTCGATGCATGACGAGTTAGGCAGCGCGGACAAGTTCGGCGCGGTCGCCGCTTACGGCGGGCGATTGGCCGACCCGGTCGATTTGGCCGGTCACTTCGAGTTCGTGTGCCGCGACGCCTTCGGCAACGTCCTGTGGGAAGACACGATCGAGAACATGGTCGTCAACGTCGGCAAGAACTTGGCGCTCGACACGCTGCTCTCCGGCAACGCCTACACGGTGACCGGTCCGTTCATGGGCCTCGTAGCCGGGACGGGCTTCTCCGCGATCGCCGCGGGCGACACGATGGCGTCTCACGTCGGATGGCTGGAAGCTGGCGGAGCGAACAGCCCGA